GCAAAGTGGTAAATATACTTTGGACATGCTCAAAATTGATAATGTTATTAAAGATATTATTAATGAGATTAAGGCTGAAGAGTCTAAAATTGCTGATAGAGAAAATAAAATCAGGAATTCTGCCCCCCAAGTTTCTGTGGCAACTTAATTAAACGCCACATCGCCGAAATCGTATATTTCCTATAGGATCTCTTGCACTCTTTACAAATTTCAGATATAAATAAATCACTATACATAAATTAATAACTTTGAATAGCGACGTGAGTATAGCGCGTAACGGCCTAGAGACTCTATTCATACAAACTAGGAGAATATATCATGGCAACAACTCTATTTAGAGGACCAGTTCTGCAAGGAAAATTTAACGAAGCAGGTTTATCTGGATATAATCTAACAAAAAAAACATCAGCTTACTCAGTATTAATTGGGGATAGTGGTACAACTTTAGTATCACCATCTGATAGCATCACTTTTACACTGCCAACAGTTGCAGATAATGATGGCTCTTTATTTACATTTGTAAATACAGGTCAAGATGGTACTAATGGAATAGTAGTAACTGGCGCAGCAGGCGAGTATATTATTTACAAAGGAGTGGTTAACCAAATCACTTTAACAAATACTAAAGCAACGTCTAAAGTAGGCGACTATGTTAAAATTGCTGGGGATAAAACAGGTAATTGGTGGGCTGTTGTAGACATCCAAGGTGTTTGGGCATAATAACTAATAATTAAAGTGCTCCTTCGGGAGCACTTTTTAAGGAGATAAAATTATGGGGACAAATTTATCTGATGTTAAAGCTTCAATAGAGCTAGCGACTTCAGGAAGACTGCAAGGCTACATAGCTGGATCAGCCGCGAATCTTGGACCAGTTAGAATTATAAGTTTGAACGCACACTTAACTGGAGCAGATGGTGAAATAACTATTCAAGATGCTACTACTGCAACTGGTGATATTAAAATTCATCTTAAAGGTGGAGCAAATAGTAATGATACTTTAAATTTTAATTTTGGTGGTAATGGAGTTAAATTTGCCACTGCAGCTTATGTAACATTAGCAAATATTGATTCATGCACCATTTATTATGGATAGGAGATTAGATGGTAAATACAACATCTGGCTCTTATGTTTTTGATAAGAACCTTGGTATAGATGAAATTATTGAAGATGCGTACGAACGTATTGGTCTTCAGGGTGTTTCTGGTTATCAATTAAAAACAGCAAAACGATCTTTAAATATTTTATTTTCTGAATGGGGTAATAGAGGACTTCATTTTTGGGAAGTAAAAAATCAAAATGTCAAATTAGTCGAAAATCAATCAGCTTATACTTTTTATCGTTCACCAGCAGATGGCGCGTCTGAAGGTATTCCCACTACATTATCAGCAGGAATAAATGCAAGTGTCACCACAATTGGTGTTGCTTCAGTAACAGGCATGCCGACAACTGGCGGAATTATAACCATTAATAGTGAACAAATTAGATATACAGGAATATCAACTTTAGACTTAACGGGATGTACAAGAGGAGTAAACGGCAGCACGGCCGCTACTCATAGTTCCGGAGATACTGTTACACAGTTTCCAAACGGCATGACAGATATTCAGGAAGCTAATTATAGAATAGTTTCAACAACTGTTGATACTCCAATGACAAAAATTAGTAGATCTCAATATCAAGGATTTTCAAATAAAACGGCTACCGGTACTCCATCTCAATATTGGGTGCAAAGATTTATAGATAAAGTTACAATGACTTTATATTTAACTCCTGGCGCAGCACAAGATGGAAACCTTATTAATTTTTATTATACAAAACGAATTGATGATGTAGGTGCTTTTACGAACGCAGCTGATGTTCCATATAGATATGTACCTTGTATGGTAGCTGGACTAGCTTTTCTTTTAGCGCAGAAAAATCCAACTACACCACAAAAAGTACAAGAAATGAAAATGTTATATGAAGATGAATTAGCAAGAGCTGAAGCAGAAGATGGTTCTGATGCTTCTACTTATATTTCACCTCAAATATATTATCCGGGGGTTGGCTAATGGCTACATTTTCACAAGGCAAATATGCTCTAGCAATTTCGGATCGTTCTGGTTTAGCATTTCCTTATAACGAAATGGTACGAGAGTGGAATGGAGCATTTGTTCATAGTTCAGAATATGAACCTAAGCAACCACAACTTCAACCTAAGCCGACAAGTGCAGATCCACAGGCATTACGGACAGCACGGCCTGCAAGAACAGAGTTCGGAACTCAGAGTTTTTTAACTAAAAATCCTTTTACAACTTCATCCGATACAACTTTGACTATTTCATTTGAAAATAGTCAGCTGCAAGTTAATGATGTTTTAAGATTTACTTCTGTCAAAGAACCTGTTGGCGGGGTTTCAGTCGCACAGTTACAATTACAAACAACTTTAAATGGAAATATTACAGCTACTGCTACAACAATTACTTTAACCGATGGATCTAATTTTCCTACATCAGGATCTATTATGATTAAAAAAATAGATAGTTCTACCGGATTGTATGCAAATGAAGTTATTACATATACTGGAAGATCATCTAATGATCTAACCGGATGTACGAGGGGAACTTCCGCCGTTTATCGGGGATATACTCCTCCCTCAACAACAGCTGGAACTCATGACTCCGGAGCCACGGTCTATGGGTCTTTTAAAGTTGCTTCTTTGATCGAGACAAGTTATGTTAATGATGCTAATACAACGGTAACAGAAAAAAATAGTTTTACAATAACACTACCTAGTGCTGCAACAGGCACTGCAACAGGGGGAGGATTTAATTGTGTTGTGAGTCCTCTTAATATAGAGAGTTTATAATGGCGGGATATACACTTTCAGCATTAGAAGCTGACATTAGAAGTTATACGGAAGTAGATAGTACTATTTTTAGTGGTGCTATTCTAGGCAGATTTATAGAAAACGCAGAACATAGAATTTTTTATGATGTTCCACTTGATGCATATAGATATGTAGCAGAAGGAACATTGGCAGCTGATGATAATACGGTCTATGCCCGTGGTAAAGGAAGTAAAGGGGCGACTGGAACGGTTTTTGTACGGGGAATAGAGGTATTTAATTCTACAGCCAATACCGAGGGAGCCGGGAACTGGTTGGAGAAAAAGGACCAAACCTACTTAAGCGAATATACTGATAGATTAACCGGCACTAAAGGCGATCAAACAGCCCAAGATGTTACTGGATTTCCTAAATATTATGCAATGTTTGGAGGGGCAACAGGGACTTCAGACACGACTTCTGGAGGGATATATATAGCTCCTACGCCGGACGCTAATTATTATTTTAGAATGTATTATGATATGGTACCTTTAGGATTAGAAACTAAAACTTCTGGGACTTATGTAAGTCAGTATTTTCCAAGTGGACTTTTATATGCCTGTCTGGTAGAAGCATATGGATATTTAAAAGGTCCACAAGACATGTTGACATTATACGAGAATAAATATAAACAAGAAGTACAAAAATTTGCAGGAGCGCAAATTGGAAGACGAAGACGAGACGATTATACTGATGGAACAGTTAGAATACCTGTTAAGTCACCGTCTCCGTAAATAAGGGGAAAAAATTATGGCAATAACATCATGTTTAACAAATACTTTCAAAGAAGAGCTTTTACAAGGTCATCATAGCTTTAACGCTTCTGGAGATACTCCAGCAGGTAGTACTTTTAAAATAGCCCTATATTCTAGTAACTCAGCAACTTTGGGAACAACTACAACTGTATGGGCGGCTGCAAGTACTCCGTCTGCAGATCCTACAGATACATACGAAGTTACAACAACAGGTTCAGGATATGCTTCCGGAGGATCAGCTTTAACAAATACTGGAGTTGCAAAATCAACAACAACTTCTTACACAGATTTTTCTGATATCTCCTGGACATCAGCTACTTTCACTGCAAGAGGATGCATGATTTATAATTCATCCACTATTACTGGTTTAACTACAAACGCTTCTGTTTTAGTTATAAATTTTGGAGGAGACAAAACTGTTTCTTCTGGAACTTTCACACTTCAATTTCCAGCTAACGATTCATCCAACGCGATTGTAAGATTAACGTCGTAGGGAGGTAAGTCCTATGGCATCAGTCTGGGGAGGAGACAGTCCTTTAGTAGCCTGGGGGCAAAATGCGTGGGCTTCTAATACGATTGCCGCATCTCTTACAGCTCCTACACCTATAACAGCCAGTCTTGGGGACCTGAAATCTTATCCTGAAACAGGATGGGGTCATGACTCATGGGGAGCAGAACCATGGGGTAATGCTGATGATGAAGATGTAGCTTTAACAGGATTTAGTACAACTGGATATGTTGGGTCTTTAACTGTAACGGACATGTCCGTTGGTCTTACAGGTATTTCATCAACAGGTTCTATTGGATCAGTAGTTTGTGAGGTAGCTTACGATCTGACTGGAATATCTTCAACCGCTTCTCTCGGGTCTTTAACTGTAACCGACATGTCCATTGGTCTTACAGGTATTTTATCAACAGCTTCTCTTGGAACTGTATCTCATGAAATGGCTTACGATCTAACCGGGATATCTTCAACCGGTTCTATTGGAAGTGTTACTATTACTTCAGCTCCACTTGTTCTTGTAACAGGTTTTTCAGCAACTGGTTCTCTTGGAACTGTATCTCATGAAATGGCTTACGACCTAGCTGGAATATCTTCGACTGGTTCTCTTGGAACTGTATCTCATGAAATGGCTTATGACCTAACTGGAATATCTTCAACTGCTTCTCTTGGGACTGTATCTCATGAAATGGCTTACGACGTAGCTGGAATATCTTCGACTGGTTCTCTTGGGACTATATCTCATGAAATGGCTTATGACCTAGCTGGAATATCTTCAACCGGCTCTCTTGGATCATTAACTATAACAGATATGGCTATTGGTTTGACAGGGATTTTATCCACCATGACAATAGGAAATATGGCGCCGACAGGATATACGAACATAAGTATTACAGGAAGCCCGAGCTATACGGACATAGGTATTACAGGAAGCCCGAGCTATAATAATATTGACATTACGAGAAATCCATCTTATACAGACGTTACTATAGCATCGTAGGAGAAAAATATGGCATCGAATTATAATTCATTAGGTTTCAATTTAATGACCACTGGCGAAAATGCCGGTACATGGGG